TCTTCAGAGACTTCACGCAATATGCGCTGTTTAAGTCGGAGGCTCGCTCGCGTATTTCTTGGCGCAAGCGCGACCCGCAAGGCAACAGTTACATTTTCACCTTGCCAGGCGCAAACCTGATGAACCCCTCTATCCCGGTTCAAGGTCCGAATCAGGCAATCACATCGACGTTCGACATTGAAGGCGGAAACGACATGGCTCTTGCTGCGCTTCAGATTGATCGTTTCGCCGCCTAACAACTGCCGCGCGTAATTGCGCGACAGGCTCCCGCGCGGAGCGGGTCCGGCTGATATGCGGGTTTCAGTCGGACCCATTTCCCCGCAACCCGCAATCCGCAAAGGTCAAACCGCAATGGCTACCAAACTCAATACCCTTGAGCGAGACGTTGAAGCGCTTACCGATGGCGTCTGGATCAAGCCGGACGAAACGCTTGACATCGAATTGCTTGTGAAGGCCAAGGGCGCGTCATTCTTTGACGCCGAAAGCGCAGCTTACCGCAAGCTGCTTCGCCGCGCCAAAGAAGAAGGCGTAATCAAGAACAACAAGCAGGGCTTCGACGGCCTGCCGCCTTCCATGGTCCAGCGCGCGCAAGATGAACTCATGCTTTCACAGTTGCTCTTGGGCGTAAAAAACCTTGAAGGTCCAAAGGGGCCGATTTCCGTCGAGGAATATCGGGAAATGGCGCTTACCGAGCGCTTCCGTCCTTTGCTGGATATGGCGCGCGAGGCGGTTTCAATGGCCTCCGAGCGGCGTGCGTCTGACCGTGAGGACGCCTTGGGAAACTCCGAGCCTTCGCGGCCTACGAGTTCGCGTGGGGCCGCGCAAAAGGCGTAGTCGAAGCGCTTGCTGATGATGACACTCCGCCCGCGCCAGAGCTTGCGCTTGATTGCGCCTTCATCTGGCGCGCGTGGCACGGCTTGGCAAGTGAGCGCCCATGGATTTCGGGCGGCATGGGGCCGATGATGCCCAGCGAAACGCCTTTTCGCGCGGCGCTGGCATGGGCCGATCATCGCGGCATTCATGATGCCGAACGCGAATTGCTGATAGACGGGCTTCGCGTGATAGATGCGGAGTTCTTTGCGTTTCACGCTGAAAAAGTGAAGGCGGCAAAATAATGTCATATGCGCGCCAGATTGATGTCTTTATCAGCAAGAAAATGTCTGGCGTCGAACAGTCAGCTTTGTTGGCGGGCATTGCGCGCCGGGACGTGGCGCGGCTTCAAGCCCAGGGCCGCGCATCACTTGATTACACGGTCTTTGTTGATGGGCGCAAAGGCGCCGCGCCGGAAACGGTAAAGCCGGGCGGCGCCATCATTTATCAATTCAGCAGCTTGAAAGACGCGACAGGCTTTGCCCTCGGCTATCTTGTCGGGCGCTCTCCGGTCGGCACTAAAAGCAAGTCGCCTGGCAGGTATCGCAAGAGTTGGGTTGTGTTTGTGAATTGGCGCCTTTGGAGCGGCGATCTTACGAACATGCCGCGTGATGCTGAGGTGGCGATTGTCAATACGCAGCCCTACCACCGCAAGCTTGAAATGACGCGCGGCGGGATCAAGGCAAATTTGACCTATCTCTGCAAGGATTTGGTGGAGAAGAAATACAAGAATGTGCGTGCAAGTCATGTGTTTTTGGAATTGCCGCAAGGGCCAGCGCCCGCGCCGTATGTCTTGAAGGGCGGCTTTGTTTCGCGCCGTCAATTCCTAAACTCACGCGGGCGCGCGATTAAGTTTGGCAAGGCTAAGTTTTCGACGAAGGGTGAAGCCATGACGTATCCGGCTGTCATTCTGCGTTCGGCTTGAAAGGGGGATAACATGGCGACCACCGATCAAGTTGAAACCGTTGCTTACCGTATGCGCTTTGAAGACCAGATGACGGCTGGCCTAAAGGCTGCGACGGAGGAATTGAAGCGCACGGGTGTCGCGCTTGACGCGACAGAGATCAGGGCCAAGAAAGCCGAGAAAAGCTTTGGCGCGATGGTGACGCAAATTGACGCCAGCGCGAAGGTCGCACTTGCCAAGGCGCGCGCTGATGAACAGTTGGAATTTCGTATTGCCAGACTTAATGCAGAGCTTGGCAAAGAAATCAAAACGCAGGAAGAGTTAAACCGTAAAATTGAACAAGCCACACGCGCCCGTGATGTTCATATTGCCAGAATTGAAAGGCAGATTGCAGTTGAACAAAGGCGCGACCAATCCGCGCTAGACTTTGCGCGCACTGGCAACATCGCAATGACTAGCCTGTCCACTTCTTCAAATTCTGCCGCACGCGGTATCAGTCTGCTAGGCGCAAATTTCGGCACTGCTGGAAATGCGCTGATGGGCTTTGCAAGCGGCGCAGGCGGTGTGGCGATTGGGCTTGCTGCTATTGGCGCCAGCGCCCTTGCGGCAGGCGGCGCTATTGCGCGGGCAGGCGATCAGGCTACGGCGTCTTTGGCGCGCTTGCAGTCTGCGACGGGTTCATTTGGCGCGGCAGAGCGGGCCTATCAGGGCTTGTTTGAATTGTCGCAGAGGACCGGCGTTGCTGTGGCGGAAAGTGCGACCTCTTTCACTCGCTTTGCCATTGCCGCAAAAGAAATCGGCGCGACGAATAATCAAGTTTTAGAACTTGTCCGCACAGTGCAACAGGCGGGCATTGTTGCCGGCACCAGCACAAATGAAACGACTGCCGCCACAATGCAGCTTGGCCAAGCGCTTGCATCGGGCCGTTTGCAAGGTGATGAGCTCCGCTCGATAATGGAAAACATGCCCATGCTTGGGCAAGCCTTGGCGCGCGAGCTTGGTGTTGGTGTTGGCGAGCTTCGCAAGATGGGCGAAGAGGGCAAGCTAACCGCCGATGTGGTTTTCCCCGCATTGTTGCGCGCGGGGCAATCTATCAATGTCGAGTTTGAAAAAATGCCGGTCACTATGGCGCGGGCTTTTTCAATTCTTGGCGAGGCAATGACGCGCTTTGCGGCGGACTTGGACCGCGCGCTTGGGCTGTCTCAGGGTATCGCGCGGGCGGCGCAAGCGGCTTCTGCGGCAGTCAATCAAGGCCGCACGGCGCTTGGGCTGGGGACGCCGCTTGAATTAGCGACTTCTGGATATAACCGTAGCCGCGAGCGCGTTACCAATCTTGATCAGCAGATGTCAAACGCGGAAGCGGCGCTCAATGCGCCCATGCCGGGCGGCACACGCGGCATGATGCGCCGCAATCTTGAAACGCTACGGCAAGAGCGCGCCCTTGCCATTCAGGAGCTTGAAGGTTTTATCGCGCAGCGCAACCGCTTGGAGCGTGAAGGGCAAGAGGCCAGTGAGGCGGAAGAATTTACCGCCGGTCTTCGCGCTGTTGAATCGCAACGGCGCAGGGATCAGGAACGGCTAGAAGAGCTTTACAAGGCGCTAGATAAAGACCGCACTATTCGCGCCGAACATGCCCAGCGCGTGCAGCGGATTGACGAATTGGCAGCGCGCGGCACTATCAATCAAGAGGAAGCATCGCGCCTTCGCACCATTGCCGAACGCGAGCGCGACGAAGGCTTGGCGCGATTGGTAACGCGCACTGAAACGGCGAGGCAATCAATTGAGCGTATGACGGAGGCAGACCGGGAAGCGCAGCGCGTCGTTCAACAGGGCGTGTCTTTGGCGGAAAGCGCCGCGACTGAGGGCGAGAAATACGAAGCGCAAGTCCGGGCCTTGACGGCGGCTTTGAACGCCGGGCGCGTGTCTCAGGAGCAATTCAACCGCGCAACCGCGCAACTTAATCCGGCTGTCCGCGAGGCGAGGCAGGCGGAAGAACGCGCGCTGCAAGAGCGCGAGCGCCTCAACAAGCAAATTACTGATGATATAGTGCGCTATTCGGCGGATAGCTTTGCCGACTTGTGGAGCAAAACCGGGCGCGGCTTTGCGGGCCTGATGGATAGCATGTTGCAGATGGTGCGCCGCACTTTTGCGCGCATCGCGGCAGAGGCGGTTATTAGGCCAATCGTGACGCCGATTGTTTCCAATGTTGTGACGCCCCTCATGGGCGCGCTGGGCTTTGGCGGCAATGCAGCGGGCGGAATTGGCTCTATGATGCCCAGCCTATCCGGCGCGGGCAGCAGCCTTATGGGGTTCCTAAATACGCCTCTTTTCGGCGGCGCTAGCGCCGGTAGCGGTGCGGTGACAATGCAGGCTATCGGCGCCCCGACCGGCGTTGTAGGGCCTTCTGCGGGGATTGGCGGCGTCACGACCATTTCAGCCCAGGCCGGCGCGGGCGGCGGCATGACTATTGGCGGCGCGCTTGGCGCCGGGGCGGCGGGTTTTGGCCTGGGCATGTTGGGCGGCAATATCTCAGGCGGCATTCGCGGCACCGCAAACCCGATGATCGGCTCAGGCATAGGCGCGGGCCTTGGCACGGCGGCGGGCTTTGCCTTGATGCCAGTTTTGGGGCCGCTCGGGCCAATCCTTGGCGGCGTCCTTGGCGGTACGGCGGGCGGCTTGTTTGGCCCTACCACTAAGGGCAACGCATCCCGCTCGGGCGGCGATGTCTTCCTGGGCACTGATGCGAATGGCCAGCTTATTATCACCGGCTCGGCGGGCAAGCGGTTCGATTCAAACGCAGCCACGGCAGAGGTCCAAGCGCAGCTTAATGCCATCAACGCGCAAATCGGCGCGCGTGGCCTTTCCTTCGCGAACGCTGGGCAGGCTGCGGTCGGCTTTGGCCAGGCGTCCGGGTCTCCGCGTGAATTAAGCTTGACCAGCCTTGTCGGCCAGCTTCGCGGCGGCAACGCAAACCAGATGACCGCCTTCAGCACGCTGGCCGGGCGCGGTGGCAATCTGGAACAGGCGCTGCAAGCAGCGGATTTCATATCGCAAATTTTCGAACCGCTCAGCAAGGCGGGCGAACAGACTGATAGCTTCACGGCTGCCATGAATGCGCTCGCCAAAACCTATGATGACGCCATTATCAAGGCGCGCGATTTGGGGCTGGCAACAGAGGCGCTGGACGTGAAGCGCGCCGAATCGCTGGCAAAACTACGCGCTGACACGCAGCGCAGCTTTGACGCAATGGTGCGCGGCGCACGCAACGAAAGCTTTGTTGATCAGCTTATGGGGGTGCGGGACAATTTCCAAACAAACGCCAGCGCCTATCTTTCCGCAGGTCGCGACCCGAACGTGCTTTTTGCAGCGCAAGTCAGCGCCATTGTGAATAACTTGGACGTGAAGCAGCTTACTACGGCAATTGAAGCGTTGCGCGGCGTGGATGATGTTGCGGTCCTGTTCGCCGAGACGGCCATCAAACAAAAAGAGGTTGCCGAAAGCCTTGCCAAAACCGCCGATGCTTTAAGATCGGCGCTTAATGCAGGTGGCGCGATCAGTAACTATCTGGACAGCCTAAGCGCCACAAGTGCGGGCGGGCTTTCGCCAAGCGATCAATTCACCAATGCACAGAGCATCTTCGGGCGAGACCTGGCACTTTCCCGTGGCGGCGATCTGGATGCGCTGGACCGCATTACGGGAAGCGCGGAGAATCTGCTATCGGCTGGGCGTGGTATGTTTGCAAGCGGCCCGGAATTTCAAACGCTTCTGCAAATGGTGCAAAGCTCTTTGGCTAATCTGCCGGCCACGCGCAGCTATGAACAGCAATCGCTTGATACGCTAACCAGGATAGCAAACGGGCAGCAAACGGCGGTGGAACTGCTTGGTTTGCTTTCGGCAGATGCCAACCGTGACCAGCGGATCACTTGGCCGGAATTTGAGGCATGGACAAGGGCGAACGAAGCGCAGACTTCGCAGCTTGCATCCGCGCTTGGCGTATCCAATGCCTCTCTGGCGTCAATTTTCACGCAGCTTGACGCCAATGGCGACGGCACGCTGGCGCAGTTGGAAATTCAATCTGCCCTGGCCTCCGCAGCAAATAACCGGCTGGACGGCGTGCTGGCGACCGGCACGGGCACAGTAGAACAGCTTGTTCAACAGAATAGCCTTTCTTCCGCACTGGTCGATCTGGGCAAACTCACATACAGCGGCAATAGCCTTATGGCCGCGAGCCTTGCGGCAGCAAATGAAAATCTTGCGCTTGGCAATCGCTACGCAGCGGCGACGGCCTATAACACGGCGATCATCGTGGACGGCGATTATCTCGCGCGTGGCTGGGAAGGTCCCGGAGGACGCGGCCCCGGCATTTCCATTTCCGCTTTTGCAAAGGGCGGCGTATTTGACGGCCCGATCATGTTCCCGATGCGTGACGGCATGGGCATGATGGGGGAAGCAGGGCCGGAAGCGATCATGCCACTGGCGCGCGGGTCTGATGGTTCACTTGGCGTCAGGGTGAATGGCGGCGGCGCTGACGGCATGGCCAAGCTGATCAATGGGTTGATCGCCGAGGTCGCAGAGCTTCGCGCGGAAATGCGCCGCATGGCGGATGCGGGCGAACGCACGGCGGACGCAACGGAAGACACGGCGGCCAGCAATTCCACCATGGCCCGGCGTGAGGTTGTTGTGGGCCGGAGGGCTGCCTGATGCCCTGGCTGTTGTTCGCGCAACCCTATGATGAATCCATTACCGGCATTCGCAGCCTGTATTTTAGCGATGTTGGCTTTGTCACCACGCCAGCCGAAAGTCCGGCCAATATCTATTGGGAGCGGCGGATTGAAGTGCCTTTGGTGGTGTCTCAATCGCTTTTCGCGGGTGCTGATATTGGCGGGCGAAGCGAAGTCAGCATTGGCCAGATCACGCTCGCCAATCAAGACGGCGCGCTTGATGCGCTTGCAGATTACGATTGGGATGGGCGCTTGATTGAGGTGCGGTATTCCGCGCTCGCCAATCCCGTTTTGGCGGATTTCGCCGTAGTGTTTTCCGGCACTGCGGAGCGCATTGTGACGGGTGATGAAATCGCCATTGAAGTGCGAGACTTGCAAATCCTGTTTGATGAACCCTATCAGCCCGCGCGCTTTGCGGGCACGGGCGGGGCGGAAGGGCCGACCGAATACAAAGACCGCCGCAAGCCCCGCGTGATGGGCGTTGTGCGGCAATTCACGCCGCTGCTGCTGAATCAAGCATCGCTGGTGTGGTGTTATGGCGATGGGCCGGTGGGCGGGCCGCTTGCTGTGCTGGATTCTGGCGTAGCGCTTACAACGGGTTCCGATTATGCCACTTATGCCGCGTTGATTGCTGCAACAATTCATCCGGGCAGCTATGGCACTTGCAATGCGCTCGGTCTGATACGGTTACACGCCTCATTGGATGGCGTGCTGACTATTGACGCTGAAGGCGCCAAGCCTTCCGGCGCGGTGCTGAAGAAATTCGCAGACATCGCCGTGCATGTGATTGATACTGCGACCACGCTTTCATCTGCTGATTTCGCCACGGGCACGGTAAGCGCGCTCAACACAACCTGCCCGCAAACACTGGGTCACTGGTATGATGGCGGCAGCGATTTGACCGTGCGCGCCATGCTGGATGATCTGGCGCAAAACATCGGCGCTTATTACGGCTTCGACGATTCCCGCAAAATCGTGCTGGGGCGCCTGGATGCGCCAGCCGTCACGCCGGATTTTTCCTTTGGCGAACGAGACCTCATCAGCTTGCGGCCCTTGCCTGCCGAACGGCGGCTCAAGACGCAAATCGTGCGCTGGGGGCGGCGCCTGCGCCCGCTGCAAGATCAGGATATCGCGGGCAGCGTCACCGGCACCGCGCGCCAGGCGCTCATCGAAGAATGGCGACAGGAAAAGGACGCAAGCGCTACCGTCGCCACCGCGTCCCTTCTGGCGCGCGAAGAAACTCTAGACAGCGCCTTTGATGTAAGCGCCGATGCCTTGTCTGAGGCGCAGCGTCGCGTGACGCTTTACGGCGCCCGGCGCGCGGGCTTTGAAGCTGTGGTGGAATTTGTGGCCGGCCTTCGCGCTGGGGCCACGGTGCAGATCACAGACCCGCGCTTTGGCCTGGCCAGCGGCAAGCGGTTCCGCGTGATGCGTACTGAACGCCTGGCACCGGAACAGGAAGTCACGATGGAGCTATGGGGCTGATGGCAAACGTCGCAATCCTTTGGAATAAGCCGACCGATGCCGGCACTTACTCGCAAGGCTCATGGGTTGCGGGCTTGCCGCTGGCAAACCTGACTGATTCTGACGTCAAGAAAGTTGCCAGAAGCACGAATGCCACAACTGCAAACACGCGGTTTCGTGTGGATTTTGGCGCAACCGTGCCCGTGTCAATAAGCGATTTTGTGATCCTTGGGCACAACCTGACCACGGCTGCAACAGTGCGCTTTGTGGTGACAACTGATGCCAATGACGCCACGCCTTCCGCGCGCACGCTTGAAACAGCCGCCCTGCCGGTTTGGGTGCCGACTGTACTGCCAGGCGCGCTTCCATGGGGTGTTTTTCCATGGGATGGCATTGACACTGCGGCCTATCCTGCTGGCCCGGCATTCTTTCATCGGTCCGGGCAGAATGGCTTGGGCCGGTATCTTTGGGTCTATGTTACCGATACGGCGAACCCTGCCGGGTATATTGAAATCGGGCGCTTTATGGCCGGCGCCGCGTGGTCACCACTTTTTAACGCCGCCTACGGCGCTTCAATTCGCTGGATTGATCCGAGCGAGACACGCCGCACGCGCGGCGGGCGGCGTCTTGTTCTGATGAGACCGCGATATCGCGAGTTTAATATGTCGTTTGAGCGCCTTACCAAAAATGAAGCGTTTGGCGTTGCGTTTGAAATCAACCGGCAACTAGGCAAAGGCGGTAATTTTTTCGTGGCGTTTGATCCTGAAGAGGATGGTCAATTTCGCTTTCGGCGCAGCATTTATGCCGCGCTTGTGGACAGCGCGCCAATCGCCACGCCTTTCTATGAAAACTATACCTGGAACGTCACTGCGGAGGAGCTGATATAATGAGCGGCACTTACACCTGGCCCATAACGGTCAACGGCAAGACTTATTATGAAGCTGATTTTCGTCCTTTTGGCTATGCCGCCGCGTTGCCTGATCTGCTCGGAAATTTCGCGGCCCAAGCGGCGAGCGCACAAGGCGCGGTGCAGGCCGCGAATGCGGCGGCTAGTGCGGCGGCGGCGGCGGTAAGCGCGGCGCAGGCGGCGGACCGCGTGGCAGGCGTCACGGCAGGCAGCACGGCAAACCTGGTGTATCCGGAGGCAGTGGCGAACCTTGTCACGGCGGATGATGTGCGCGACGTGTTCATTTACGATACGCGCTTGGATTCTGACGGCGGCGCGTGGCGGCTGCAATCCGGGCACACAAGCTGGTATCAGGAAGCCTTGAATACGGCCACGCGCGGGGCCAAGCGGGAATTTCCGGCTGTGGCGCTGATTGTGCTGCGCGCGGGCAGCATGACGATTTATGATTTGCATGATTTGGACGGCAGCGGCGCGCCGCGCATGTGGATGGTCTTTAATGGAGGTGGCAATAACCATCTGCTGATCTTAAGTGGCGCCGTGCCATCTTCCGTGGTGGCCTCGAACGGTTACGTGGCCGTCACAACAACCGAGCCTGTAGATAATGGCCGAATAATTCGTATTGGGTTCACCGGTGACGAAACTTTTGTTTTTAGCAGCTACAACGCAGGCCGCTACGATGGCAGGATCGGCGCCAGAAATTCCGAAGCAAACGGATATGTCATCACCTCATACGCACAAATCGCAGCCAATAACTGCAAGCAGGCCGCGATGCGCGTGCTTCCGGGCGCGTTGCGTGATGTTGCGGGCCTGCCAATCCCTACGATTGTTGTGGCGACAACTGGCGGTATTAGCGTTATTCACCCTGACGGGCGAATTGTAAGCCTTACTGGAAACTTTGGGCAAGTGTCCTTTGTTTCCGATACGCACCTTTCAGGGCTTTTCGGTGCTGATGCTGGCGCGGTGGGCTACTACGCAATCCCTTACGCGACGGCTGCCGAAAGCGGTCAACGCGCTGCGCTTTATTATTCGGGCTTATCGGGAAATCTCAATTACGCAGTCGGCTCGCAGGTAACAATCGGCCCTCAAGCTTCGGGCGGCACGTCTGGGTTGGTAAGTTTTGCTCATGAATTGGCAAACCCAATTAATGGTATGGTTGCAGTCGCGGCGCATACGCACGCGACCGGATGGCAACCCGGCAACATTCGCCTTGCCACGCTTTGCGATGCGCGCACGGGCGCTTTGGCAAGCGACATTCGGCTTACGCTTGATGGCACAAGCGTGGTCGGCTTCACCTCAGCAAATAGCGGCACAGTGACAAGCACTAGCGGACGCATTCGCATTGCGCGAAATGGGGTCAATGATCCGGGCGCCTTTATGGTAATGTCTGGTTTAGCAGCGGGCGAAGCTTATACTGTTGACTTTGACGCTTTTGTCGGGACCGCAACAGGCTGGATAGTCGCGGTGAACGGCTCTGTCACTTTACTTTCCGTAACCGGCGCAACCGACGCATCTGGCCAGCGCGCCCAATTCGTCGCGGACCAGACAACGGCTACGCTTGTTTTTTACGCGCTAACCTCCACAGGTACGCAATACGCAGAGTTCGATAACGTCACCGTCCGCAGGGGTGTGGCAGATCGCAGCTATCGCGCGCGCGGTTTGCACGCGGTCGGAACTATGTCCCGCGCGCCAGCCGGCACTGGAAATGATGTGGTTGCGTATTCGGGATTCTCAACCAGCAACTATTTGGACCAGCCTTATAGCTCGCTTCTCGATTTTGGGACGGGGGATTTTTGTGTCGCTTTTTGGGCGCGCGGCGGCTCAAATTTTGAGTTTATCATGGATCGCCGAACGCCGGTTACCGGGGCAGGGGCAGGCTTTTACTGCGGCTTAACAACAGGGAACGCCTTCGAATTTGTTTGCACTGATGGCACTTCCTATCCAGCGGTTATCAGCACTTCTGTCGCCGTGGCTGGCGTCTGGAAATTTGTATTGGTGACACGCCGGGCAGGTGTGGTGGAGATGTGGGTGGATGGCGTGCGGGAGGCGACCAATTCCGCCAGCATGAGCGTGTCAGCCTCAGTACCGCTGATCATTGGCGCATCGGCCATTCCTGCAAATCCGCTTATCAATGGCGCATTGTCAATGCTCCGCTTTGCGGCATACGCGCCTACACCTGCGCAGATCG